CAGTGCAAAACAAAGAATGGCACCGCGGCTCATGGAAAGGATAAAGCCCTGTGCCGAGATTCCCAGCAAGATGCACGCCCAAAACCGCCGCATTCTGCGTGTATCGGTTTTCGCCAGATACATTGACAGCAGGGCACCCAACCCCAAAATGCTTGCTGAGACATTCGCATCATTGTAAATACCGGGGACACGGGTGGTATAAATCTCCTGTTCCACCACAAGGGCACCACCCAAAGCGTCAATTGCCCCGCTGAATGCCTGATAGAATCCTCCGTGACAGCTGGCGTCGATGCACAGCAGCGAAATCAACGCGCTGACCACGGCAAATCCCCATAAAAGCCCGGGGACATGCTTTTTTTCATAACGGGCCAACAGAATAACTGCAAGTGAGATGGCGGCAATAACCTTGTAATACTCGGCGAGTGCCGTCATACCAAAGGGAGAATAAATCGCAGCAAGCCCCTGCATCAGTGCGAACAACAACAGCCCCGCCACGGAAACACAAAGGCGGGAACGGAAGTTTGAAAGCACCTTTTTCCCAAGCGGCAAAGACAATACCACTGCCAGACCCGCCAAAAAAACCGACATGGTTCCCGTTTGGAGCGTCATCGCTGCAAACAGCAACACAGGAAAGAGGATTACTTTTACCCGATCCTCCGTTATCGCTTTCTCATGAAACATCTCGTTCGCAATCAACTTGCCTTTTGCCCGTTCCCCTTGTTCCGTCCGAATCTGCTGTGCCGGTTTTCGCTTCATATCTGATGCCTCCCAAACATGTGAAAACATGTATTTGTACCTTTATAACTGAACAATTATAAATCAATTCTCCCGGTTTTTCAAGGTTCTTATTTCTCGCCGGGCAGCCGGCCTTGTGTTGCGATTCTGTCAAAATATAAAATGCCGGTTGCGGCAAAACACTTTTCATGCTACCATGAGATGCAGAAACACACCCCCACGGAGGATATCATGTCTGTTGAAAGCTTATTCGGCGCTGCGCTCATGACCTTTCTTATGTCCATGGTGCCTGTTATTGAATTACGCGGAGCCTTGCCCGCAGGCGTGGCAGCAGGACTTGATATTCCTGCCGCCACCGTGATTTCCATCTTCGGAAATATGCTCCCCGTGCCGTTCATTCTGCTGCTGCTGCGGCGAATTTTTGCCTGGCTGCGCAGTTTTCCAAAGTTGGGAGGACTCATCGACCGTCTGGAGCGGCGCGCACACCTCAAGGGAGAAAAAGTAAGAAAATACCGTGCCCTCGGCCTTTTTATTTTGGTTGCAATCCCTCTGCCCGGTACCGGTGCATGGACCGGCGCGCTGGTTGCCAGTGTGTTGGATATGCGGATGAAGACTGCACTGCCCGCCATCTTTGCCGGCGTCTGCGCTGCCGGTGCCATCGTAGCTTTGGTCACTACAGGGGTGATCCATTTGTTCTGAGCCCAAACGGCTGCCAAAGGCAGCCGTTTTTTATTTCCCCTCCGTCGGCCGTTTTTTTAAGAAACGGTTCCAACGGCAGGGGCTTTTTTTTGCGCTAAAGTAGCTTCAAATGGTTGTTTTTTCAGCCATAAGGGAGCAGCTGCCCACAAAACAAATTCAGGAGGTTTTTTGAATGGCATTCGACTACGCAAAAGCATATCAGCAGTTTATCGATGAGGAGATGACCGCCCTTTCCGCCACCGCATGGATGGTCCCCGAAGCAGGCAAGGTCCGTTTTACCGGCGGCCGTGACGTGGAGATCTCCACCCTGTCCACTACCGGTCTCGGCAGCTATGACGCCACCAAGTCCGACGGCTCTGCCTACCCCAGCGGCACCGTAACCAATGCATGGAAGACCTATCCCCTTTCCATGGACCGCGGCGTGAAGTTCGCTCTGGACCGCACCGACCCCAATGACACCGGCTTCATCGTCACCGCAGAAAATGTCATCCGCGAGTTCTCCCGCTCCGCTCTGGTGCGCGAGCAGGATATGTACCGCATCCACAAGCTGTACGCTCTGGCTGCCGACAGCATCCACAGCGACAGCCACATCGTTACCCAGACCCTGACCAAGGACAACGCCATCTCTACCGTGAGCGGCCTGCTGCAGACGATCCGTGACGATGCCGAGGAAATGGATGGCTACGTGGCCCTCATCAGCCACAAAAACAAGACCGCTTTCCTGGAGGCTGCCAACGACACCTATCACAGCATCACCTTCGGCAACAGCGTTTCCATCAACGGCGTGACCTATGACAACGTCATGATGCTGGATGACCTGCCCTGCATCTTCGTGCCCCAGAACCGCATGAAGACCGCCATCACCATTCAGGACGGCGACGAGAATGCCGGCGGCATTGTGGCAGATGCCGATGCACAGGACATCGCCGTGATCATCGCCCACTGCGACACCCCTCTGGCCGTTTCCAAGCTGGATTCCATCAAGCAGTTCGGGCCTCAGGAGAATCAGTTCTTTGACGGCACCTCCATCCAGGCCCGTTATCTGTATGACCTGTTTGTGCCCGAAAAGCGTCTGGCTTCCGTGGGTGCCATTGTGGAGGCATGATGAGCGCCGCCGACAAAATCCCTTCTGTTCGGAGCAAGGCAGAGCTTCTTCTGGGGCACTCTCTCGGAGAAAACGGCGATGCGCTGACTTCCATGGTGGTGTTGTGGGCACTGGCATACTGCCGCAGAGAGGATGTTCCCGAGGCAATGGAACTGCCACTGGCGCAGCTGGTGGCAGCAACCGCTGACGGAAACAGCGCCGCAATCAAGGCGCTGACCCGGGGCGACACCTCGATTACCTACGACACCGGCAGTGCCGCTGGAAGTCCGCTTGCTGCACTTGCCCCCTTCCGCCGTCTGGGCCGATTGGGGAGGGATGACGCATGACCGACAACACCTGTGCAGAAATCCTTTCCCGCACTTACTATCACCTCGTTTCCGCATGGCGGCCGACCCCTGACGGCGAACACCTGCTCTGCAGGCAGGAAAAGTGCGCGCTGAGCCGCTCGGCCAAGGTTTCGGCTCCCACGCCCCCCGACCGCATGTATGCGCTGCCGGAGGCTGCGTATCGCCTGAATCTTTACACGCTTCCCCATCGCACCTTTCACCTTGGAGACCGTGTGGAGATCACGGACACCGCCGGCAGAGTGTTCCACGCAAGAACGTCCGACAGCATCCTCTATCCCTCCCACTGTGTGACTGTTGTGGAGATCAGCGAGGTGACAGAGCCGTGAAAACCATTCAGGAGGCCGTGAGAGCCTATCTGCAGGCGGAGTCCGACGTAAGGGCCGTTTCCGACCGCACACGGGTATGCGGAGAATACCCTCTGCTGGCAGTCGCCATTCAGGAAGCCGGAACCGTCCTTGTCGGCGGGGGGGCGCTGGCGGAACACACCTATCAGGTAACCGTTACCGCCGTCAGCGACCGGGACCGGGACGGGAGCACTGCGCTTTTGTCCTCTCTCGTGCCGCCCCTGCTGCGAGGGATTCCTCTGGAAGCCCCCGGCGGCTTGCGGCATCTGCACCCGCTGAACATTTGCACAGAGGCGGACCGCCTGACCTTTTCTCTGGAACTGTGCGTTCCCGTACCGCCTGCAGCAACTGCTTCGGAGCCGGCCACGGAACACATGAGCACCCTGCATTTTGAGATTTGACAGACCATCCGCCCTTGTGAGAGCAAGGGCGGAAAAAGGAGGTTTTTTCATTGGGTTTACCCGAAATTTTTATTGCATTTGAAACCGCTGCCGTATCTGCGATCACCCGCTCCGCCCGCGGTGTTCTGGCACTGGTCCTCGCCGACGAAACCGCCGGCGGCGCTGCCGAAGCCGTGTACAGAGCGTTCTCTGAAGTCCCGGCAGAGCAGTTTACTGCAGACAATTACCGCCTGCTGAAGCTGGCATTCCGCTCCGCCCCCTCCAAGGTGTATGTTCTGCGGGCCGGCGCCGGCGCACTGTCTGCGCTGGAGCGTCTGCGCTTTGACTGGCTGGCCGCCCCCGGCATGGAGGCAGACGATATCGCGAGTTTTGTCAAAACCCAGCGCAGCCGAGGCCGCAGCATCAAGGCCGTTGTGGCAGATGCGGCATCCGACTGCGAAGGCATCGTAAATCTGTGCGCAGACGATCTGGTTCTGGACGACGGCGCCATTGATCCCACCGCCTACACCGTTCGTATCGCTGCCATTCTGGCAGCGCTCCCCCTGACCCGTTCCGCCACCTACATCGCTCTGGACGAAGTGGTGTCCTGCGCCGAATATGAGGACGCTGACGCCGAAGTGGATGCCGGCAAGCTCATCATCGTCAGGGGGCAGGACGGTTACCGCCTCGGGCGTGCCGTCAATTCCCTGACCAGCCTGACCGCCGACAAGGGCGCTCCCTTCCAGAAGATCAAGATCGTGGAGGGCATCGACCTGATCCGTGCCGACATCGCCAGAACCTTTGAGTCCGGCTATATCGGCAAGGTACTCAACGATTACGACAACAAGCTGCTTCTGGTCACCGCCATCAACGCCTATCTGACAAAGCTGGAGGGTGAGGTCCTGGACAAGACCGCCGATAACCGCTGCTTTGTGTCCTTTGCCGGGCAGAAAGCCTATCTGGAATCCAGAGGCATTGACACCGACGGCATGACGGACGCCGAGATCCTGCGGGCCAACACCGGCAGCGAGGTGTTTCTGGAGGCAAACCTGACGTTCTGCGACGCCATGGAGGACCTCTCCCTGCGCATCGCCATGTAACAGGAGGTACGACATATCATGAGTAATTTACAGGCAAACCGCACCCTGTCCGGCTCCTTCGCCGAGGTATGGGTGGATGGCGCACGCATCGCCGAACTGAGCGAGCTGACCCTCACCGTCAAGGTGCAGCGCGAAAAGGTGCAGTTCGGCATGGACATCGACAGCAAGATCACCGGCTATTCCGGTGAGGGCACTATGACCCTCAAGCAGGTTTACAGCCGCTTTTTCGAGGTTCTGGAACAGGCAAAAAACGGACTCGACAAGCGCTGTACCATCACCACTGCACTGAAAGATCCTGACGCCGCCGGCGGCATGGAGGAGCGATACAGCATCTCCGGAGTGGCATTCACCGAGCTGCCTTTCATCGGCTATAAAATGGGCGAAGTGAACCAGCAGAAGCTGCCTTTCCGCTTCCGCCCCAGCGATCTCCAGTGTCTGGAGCGCATTCAGACAGCTGAATAATGACACTGACGGACATTCTGCGGGAGCGCCTCTCCCGCAAAGGAAACAGCGCACAGGTCGTATGCGGTGAGCTGGGTGTTCTGACCGTGGAAGCGCTGCCTCCGGCAGAACTGACCGTGCTGCTGCGCAGCGCCGGCGGTGCGCGCGCCGTCCTCTATGCCGCCTGCAGAGAACTGCAGGCGGCCGGGGAGGAACTTCGCAAAGCAGGCGAGCTTTTCCAGCCGGATGAGATTATGGTCTTTCTCTCCGAAGAGGAAACGCAGGCTGCTGTCGGAACAATTCTGGAGCTGAGCGGGATGGAAGCACCCCGCCAGCCTCTCCCGGAAAACCCGGAGCAAACAGAGGCGCCTCCTCTGCCGGCAGCCGCGGCTGATAAGGCTGCGGAAAGTGTGGCCGAGGCGCCAGAGGGCGTCGGGTTCCCATTCCCCGCTCCCTCGCCCGGCGTTTTTCCGGACGGCCTTGCCGCGCCGGCAACGCCCGATGTTTTCTCAGAAGCTCTGGCCGAAGCGGGAGACCCTGTGCTTTCGCCCACAGATCTCACCGCCCCGGCAGCCGCTCCCATCACGCAGGAAGCATCCCCCACAGCACCCGCAGCGCCTGCGCAAGCCCCGCCGAAGAACCGCAATCCAAAGACAGCCCATCTCCTGCGGCAGCCGGCAGCGCCCGATTCCCCGGAGGCCGCGCAGCCTGCAATGGCAACCGCCACCGCAAAGACACCGGCAGTACACCCGGTCATTTCCCGCCCCGCACGCGA